GTTCGCCCGGATGCTTTTCGCTCTCGTGTTTATGAACGGCTTTACGCATCATGGCTTTGTCCATTTTCACATCCGAGTGCTTGGCCATGCCGCCCTTGGCCTTCATATCAAGGCTCATTCCCGGCGCATACTTTTCAGCACGCTCCATGGCTTCGCGAGCGCGACGGTCTTGACGACCGAGCATCTTGGCCTTCTTCGGGCTACCGCGATACGGACCCTTCTTGTCGCCGTAGGCAAGATATTCCGTGCTGAAGATCTCGCCGCCCTTGGCCTTCTTCGCTACCTTTTCACCGGCCTTACGGGCTTCGGACAACGCAATTGCAACCGCCTGCTTGCGGTTCTTTACCACCGGACCCTTCTTGGAACCCGAGTGCAGTTCACCGGCCTTGTACTCGCGCATCACCTTGGCAACTTTGCCACCCTTTTTAAAGGCAGGATATTTTTCTTCATCCTCTCGGGTGTATTTTATTGGTTCACCATAAACCTCAATCTCGTAAGACGATTTCATTTTTTTAGAATCGTCTTTTTTATAAGAACTAGAAGTATAAGGTTTTTGAGGTGCCATTGGCTTAAGAGGTTTAAAACCCTCACGACTAGAAGGCTTGGGTGGTTCGACCGCGCCACCCTTCTTATAGCCCTCGTACATGCCCTTCTCCGGCTTTGACGGAGCCAAATCCATCGTACGTCCCGGCGGCTTCTTAGCAGGCAGTCGGTCCATGTCATAACCCGGCACACGACCGCCCATAGCGTAGCCCTGTCCTTTGCCCATCTTGGGCTTCGATTCCATCTTCGGAGCACCATGCGCCGGAGCATTCGGCTTCGCACGCGCAGGCATGTCCTTGTAAGAATCTTTCGCCTTAGAAGGCACCGCCTTCACAGAGCCGCCCTTGGCGTATTTGCTCATGTGCCCCGATGCCGCATGGAAACCCATGTGCTTGGGGTAAGAAAAATCTTTAACGTACTTAACAGCCATGGATTTACCCTCTCAAGAGATACGCGCTTTGAGCGCCGCGAATACTCCTCGCAGTCGCGCCTTCAGCACAATGAGTTTAATCATCAACCGCTCACGACGAGTCGGTGCGACCGGCTCCGGCAACGGATTTACTTTGACCTTACGCTTGCGAACCACTTTCTTTTTCATCAGCAATCCCACTTACGTAGCGACAACGCCTTTCGCGTCGGGCGACCTTTCTCATCTTTCATCGGCCCCGGCATACCCGACATCCGCGCACAGAATGATCGACGCCGTGCCGCTGCCTTCGGGGACTTCTTTGCCTGTCCAGCACTTACCGGCGGCTTCAAGTTCATCCCCTCGCGCTTTGCACTACGTCGCCCCGCTTCGTTTAGACCGCCTTCCGGATTTTTCCCAGCCTTGCGCTGCCAAGCGGGGCTCTTAAACGCCCCACCGCCTTTGGCAAACTGTTTCCATTCTGACCAGTCGCCTTTGCAGTTCATCAGGCAATCCTATTTGCTGTAAAGATTACAGACGGAATCGCCGGGACGTTAGGAGGACCAGCGGACGCAGCAGTGTAATCAATCGTCACAGCCGTGTTTGTCGTAGCCCAATACAAAGTCAAATACTGAGTCGCAGTGACTTGCTCTTGGAACGTAAGTTCAAACACCGTCACACCACCGTCAGTGGCTTTAGGCACACTAATTGTTGAGGCAGTATTAGCGACGTTCGTGCCGTTTTTCTGGTACCAAACGGTAACTGTGTGATTAGCGGTGTCGGTATTTTTGAGCTGAAAGTTCATCGAACATGAATACACGCCCGCCGTCGCAAAGGTAATATTCGTGCTAGATGCAACTGTGATTCCGCTATCCCACGATGACCCGGTATCAAATGACACGGCATACGCAACATTTGCGGAAACAGCTGTTTGATCCCTAGTCGATATTTTCTGTGCGTATGATCGACCCGTAATCGTATCAAACGGAATCGCACCCGCCGTCACCGTAATCGAATCAAACTCACCTACTGCGTTGCTAATCGTGACCGAGTTGATCACGCCGCCAGTGAGATTCAGCGAATCGCCTACGAAATTTTTGATCTGCGTAGCCGACGCCTTGACCGAAGTCGAAGACTGCACGCACTCAAAAAGCTCGCTCCCCCCGAGAGCCGTAGCCGCCGTAAGATCTGTAATCTTAACGTTAGCCATGGCTTACTTCGTGGACTGTTGGACGACGGTAAAGCGAACCGAACCCGAACCGCTATTAATTCTCAGTCGAACCGCACGCATCAGCGTCGTCGTGAACTGAGTCTCATCACCTGACGCTGCCGTCAAGCTAGCATTCGGATGTGCAACCGCAAGTTGCTGAATGCTGCGATCAAACGGATCTTCGTTGGTGTACTGCACCGAATAATTCACCGTGCCACTCGTCTTCGCAGAAATCGTGGTCACCTGATTCGGCGTGTAAATATCAAGCGGAATCCAGTCGGTGTAACCCGTGACAGCGTTACCAACACTAATCGTTGCACTCGTTGGCGCTGAAGCCAACACATTAGTCACCGTCGCAAACGCCAACGAACCCGTCACCGTGCCCGATGCCGTTACCGCAAGCGTCTCAATCTGCTCTCCACCGCCCGGGCGTGTGCCCGTGACAATGAAATTAACAGTGGCCGACTTTTCGCTAAATACCGTGAGATACGCCGGAACCGTTAGCGTGGCAACACCGCCCGCAGCCAACGATCCATTGAGCGTAATCGCTCCGGAGGCATTCAAAAGTTGCACTGCCGCTACGCTGTCCGCATCCGCCGCAGGCTGTGATCTTGTAAAACTAATAGGACGCATGGTTGCTTTCCCTCACAATCACAAGCGAAAGGGGGCCGAAGCCCCCTCACAATTTACGGCACGAGGCTGGAGTACAAACCGATGTAGAAAGTTGAGCTTCCTACCAAAACCGGAATGCGACCAACTTGAACAGACACGGTGCCAGAAGGCGAAGCCGTGGTCAGCTTGGTGCTGCCAATCGTCAGCGTGGTGCAGAGCAGGTTGGTGATAACACCGGAAGCGCTGCTGATCGTTCCGGAAACCATGTTGCCTTCAAAACCATTTTCGGATCGTACCGGACCCGAGAAAGTTGTTCTTGCCATTGCAAATTACCTCATGCACAAGTTGCCCATTAGTCTGTGCATCGTCCGCTAGGCCGGTCTAATGGGCTGGTTACACCTAGAACTCAAACTCCTTGCGCTTTGGCCTTTCTCTTCGCGAGCATCTTTGCTCTAAACTCAGGGTCAGCCCAACGCGCCTTCAACAACTCTGCCTTCGCTGCCCGAACCTCAGGCGTGTTGTACGCCCTTGAATACTCCCCTGCTTGCTTACGAGCTTCTTCACTCTCGTAATATGCTTTGGACTTTTTAGAAGCCTCAGCACGGCGCTCCGGAGTCGATTTCGCGGCCTTAATCGCTAATCTAATACTATCTCCTTTCTGTGTCCATAGTCTTTTTGTGGCTTCGCTTTTGCGTTTCTTTTCCTCCGGTCTAGCATGTGCTTCAGCACGGGATGCAGCCTGCTTGGCACGGTAATCCTCGGACTCCCAGTTGGTCCGCATGGCAACGCTGATTTTGTTGCGGACTTCTTCGGTTTGAGCCTTGATGATTGCTGCGCGAAGACGGGCGCGGTAGGCGGGGTCGTTTCTAAGTCGATTTTGAGATTCTAAAATCCTTTGTCTGTGTTCTGGATTTTGCCAAGCTTTCTTGATGATTTTTGTCATCATCTCTCGCCACTCAGGCGTAGAGCATTGTTCTCGTTTTTTACGTAACCGTTCTTCGCTGTACTTTAATCCTGCGGTGCCTTGTCCGCCTCCGGTTAAATTACAAAGAGATCCTGTGCGCAAATCACGCCGCCCGTATTGCGCAATTAAATCTCGCTCCATGGCAAAAGCGTCTTCTTCTTCGTCCATATACGCAGCCACAGTAATCTGCGGAACAAGGCCCGCTGCCCGGATCTTATCCAGCACACTTTGCAAAAAAGGATTAACGCACCGACGTTCCCAGTGATAACTGGCGCGGTCTAAATCTACGGTGCCTTTGCCAACGTAGATGGGTTGAAGCCCTTTCCCCGGACGGGGATCAAGATAAACGTACACATAAAACTTGCCCGGCTTCTGCATGACTGCCTTCCTGTTTCCAAGTTGGCTAACATCATACAGAGCCGGGCAAGGATTTGTCTAGGAGAATAACTCCTTACAAATCAGAGACTTACAGACCAGCCGTACCGTATACGGTGCGGGGATCAGTGAATCCCACAGCGTAACGTTCGGTCGATTTAAAGCGGGTGCTGTCAGTCTCGAAGTCGCCTTCCATTGACTTCTCAAGGCCGCGACGCATCATTAGCTTCAAGCCTTCCGGCGCGTCCGTCTTCACCCACCAAGCGGTGGTGGAGGTCAAACGCGAGAGGTTAGCCTGACCGCCAGCGAGGAGGCCCATCGACTTCACCGGGTTGATGTCGTTGTCGGCGGTGCCCGTACGGAGGACGCTCTTGAGGAGCACTTCCGCTTGGAACACGTTGGACGGCGACACAACGAGCTTCTCCGGGTTCAAACGGATGCGCTTGCCGTTGTTGTCAACAGCGTTGCGGATCTGAATGAGGATCTGCTCAAGTGAGGTCTGCGAGAGAGCCGCCGGGGTCGTGAGCTGGTTGCTGAACGTTCCGTTGGCAATCGGGTGGCTGGTCGAAACCAGAGGCACGCCGTCGCCGCCGTTGAAGCCAGCGGTGAACGCACGGTTGAGGACGTTGGCGCAGAGGGTTTCCTTCGTCTCAATCAGCGACTGCGCCAAGTGCTTGGCGTAGGTCTGACCGATACGGATGTGGTCACCATCTTCCACGAGCACCTTCGTGAGCGCGAATGCAAGGCCGTAGACCTTGTAAACGTAACGCTGCAAGAAGAGCACGCCACCGGCCTGATACGTGACCGGCATACCGTCCGGAAGTTCCGGAGCAGCGCCGAACCCGTAGAGCACCGGCTCTTCGTGGTAGTTGCGGGGAATGCCCTGCTGCTGGACGAAGACTTGCTTCCACTCGTCAGCACGCTGGTCATAAACGCCATCGAAAGCCTCGTTAAGAATCGGCTCAACAATGGAACGAAAATCAGTACTGCGCATTGGGACTGCCATTTTCTAGCCCTCCTTAGAATGCAGCCACATTAGCGACGTACTGGTGCTCGCTAATCTGGACCTGAACGATGGTGAAGGAGTCGCCAGCGGCGTTCCCGACTTCCGGCGCAATAGCAATGACGCGCATGACCTTGTTGCCCGAAGTGACGAAGCCCGAACGGTCGAGCTGCGCGAGCGAAAGGCCAGTCGTGACGTTGCCAGAGTCAGCATTGGCGAAGTCCGCCTGATTGCTGATGTTCGTGACCGAAACCGAGCCGTTGGCCTGAATTTCGTACACGATGGCCGGGTCAAGCGTCACGTAGGCAACAATGTCCGTGGCGGCGGTTGAGGCCGTCCACTTGTTGCTCACGCGGCGACGACCGTCAGCGTCGGTAAACTCGACGCCCATGAACGTACCGATGATGGGATCAGAATTTCCAGCAGCTTCAATGAAACCATCCGTGTCGAGCTTGACCGGCTGGAACTGGAAGATGTTGGAGGTGTAGCCCGTCTCAATCGTCATAGCGGTGGGTCGAATGATACCGCTAGGATGATAGGCAGGCCGAAGACCAAATGGTGCACTGGTCGCAGACATGCGTTAATCCTCACAAAAAAGATGTGTGGCTAACATCATTCCCACGCTTGTGGGGCACGACGATTAGCCGATTCCCGCATTGCCTCAATGCCGTCACCTTCGATCACATTTGAACCGGACTTCTGAGCCTGATCACGCAGGAACTCAGCCGTTTCGGCCAGTCGGCTTTCTTCCCGAGCGGGCGCATCGTAGTGCGCTTCCTGCATGTACTTTTTGTACAGCGACAGGGGAATCTTAAAAGCCAACATCTCGTTGACGCCAATAAACCCAATGTACTCGCCAGTTTTCAGCGTGGCATATTCCCAACCGGGAACATCCTCCGGCTTAATCGGCTCATATCCAAGCCGAATCCTGCCCTGTATCGAGTCCCTTGGATTCGTGGTTGTCAACCAGCAAGTGTGATAACCCGGAATCTTCGGCAAATCAGGCAACGCGGCCTGAAAAAACTGCTGTCGAAACATCTCAACGCGGTCATCATCGGAGATGGCTCTCTCCTCTACCACTGCGCGATCATACGCAGCACGACTCTCACGACCTTCGCCAAGAACCTTCTTCAGTCTTTCATCGCTCATATAACTCGCTCCCTTGTTTAGCGAGAAGAATTGTTACGATCATAGTCAGCATAACGCTTTATGTAGCGTTGACGCAACTCTGGGTTATCCCAGACCCCTGCGTCGATGAGCGCTTGCTTGCGCTCAGGGCTGATATAAATCTCTTTTCGGGTGGACGGTGCAGCGTATTCACGCTTGCCGCCGACTGGGGGACCACCGCGTTTTGGCGCGGCCTTTGCTTTAGGGGCCTCGTCTTCCACGGTGTCTTCTCCATATCGGTGGGGTAGGCGTTTGGCTACACGATTGTCCAACTCAATCCAATAATCTTCCGTTGCCGGGTTAAACCCTTCAGAGGCAAGCTTTTTGTCCAAAGCCTGCACAATGAGGGATTCTTCGTCGCTGCCACGAGGGTCGTACCAATCATTGGCCGACATCCATTCCTTGGCATACGCCGCCACGCGGGGGTCAACCCGAGGCTTTTCTGGCTCCGGCTTAGACGATTGCTTGAGACTTTCAAGCTGCCTGCGGCGCTCCATGAGTTGATCACGGATGGATAACGCCTTGGCAACGTCCTCTCCGGCTCCCTGCTCAATCGCCTTGGCGATGATGCGGTCTACGGTTTGGATTTCGTTGGTCGTCTCGTTTAGACGCTGATCCGCAGCCTGTTGGTCGAACTGCGTGGTCTTGCTCTCAACGGCCTGCAAGCGGCGCTTGAACTCTTCGTTCTCTGCACGCAAAAACGCCAACTCGCGCTCTTTGTGCTCAATCGCCGCACGGCGACGGAACTTGCGCTGTTGACGCTGCGCACGCTTTTCCTCAGGGGTCTGAGCACGGCGTTTGCCCGTCTCTTCCTCGTCCGCCTCATCAGCGTCCGCAAGGCGCTCATCGCCCTCGTCTTCCTCTGCTGAAGCTTCCGCTTCGACAGGCGCTGCCTCTTGAGCAGGCTCCTCGGGAGGGGTTTCGGTAATGACGTATTCCTCTTTGGAACTCTCGTCATCCTCTTTCAATACTTCGTCCTTAGCCATGTGTTAGCCCTCAGATAAATGCTTTGATGGCAAGCGGGTCACCGCTCACGCCACCTACGATGTCTAAATCGTTGAAGATCACGAACAACGCCTCTTCGTCGTTGCCGTAAGGAACCTTCCAACGATCTCCGCCGTACTTGGGAACCCGGACATAATCACCCGGTTTGCACCAAGCGCCTTCCGGCCAAGACTCCATCGTGTTGCGATTCTTGAAGGCCAAAGGTCCAAGACTGTGAACCTTTGCGATCTGGGTGTTCCAGACCTCTGTCTCCCGCGTTTCGTTGTGCAAAATGATACCGCCTGCCGAAGTCTTCTTCGGGCTACGGATCTGCACCAAAACACGCGAACCAAATGGAATCAAACCCGGCTCTACACTAGGAAAAGCCTCATCCAACGTAATCATTACAACTCCTCTCCGTCCTCTTCTTCTCTCAGAAGACGATCAATGTAAGTTAACGCGGCCTGCAACCCGGCGTAAGTGCCCACTGCCTTGCCATATTCAAACGAAGCATCCTTACCTTCCAGCTGCCGTTTCATCGCGTCGTGTGCGACACGAGCCTTGGCCCGCTCCAATTCGTCAATGATGCGTTCAATCATGCGTTTTGTTTACCTTTGCTAATAATGGCGGGCGTTGCCTTCGGGTCGCCCTTGACACCCTTCGACTGGTCAACCATGCCCTTCTTCGGACCACCATTGACCATTTTCTGTCCACTGACAGCCATACCCATGGCCATCATCTTGTGTTGGTTCATGTAATTGTCAGCCATAAATCACCCCTTAAGGATTGATACCCGTACCTGTTGAAACACCGACCTTCTCACCCGTAACCGCTTCCATCGCGGCAATTTCTTTCGCCGTCTGGTTGTCTTCGCGGTTCGTAACCAGTTTGACGTTAAGTTCCGCCGATTGACGCTCATCCAGACGATCTTGCTTGAGCAATTCACGCTGCATGTTGTCCTGCTGACGCTGCTGCGTCTGAGCCTGCTCAAGTTGAAGTTTCGCCTGCTGCAACTGCAACTCGGCCTGTTTAACCTGAGCGTCGGCTTGATCGGCAGCGGCCTTGCGCTGCACCTCGGCCATCTGCGCAGCCACACGCGGATCTTGCGGCGCGTTCATACCTTGCATCTGCTGCAACATGCCAATCGCCTGCTGCACGATCTGCGGAATCGCACCAAAAGCCCGTGTAGCGTCAGGCACCACACGCTGTGATGCCGCTGCCAACATTTGATCAAAGCCCTTCTTAACGTCCCTGTCGTTCACTTTCTGAAATTCAGATATGTCCGTGCCTGCGGCAGTTGATGCCACTTCAAAGACATGGGTCGCGTACCAAAGAGCGATATGCTCTTTGATGTGATTAAGAATCGTGGGGATAAACGTTCCCGACATGAGCATAGAAGAACCCAGAACGGGACTCGTGAGATAATCCAAGTGAACTTGTAAGTGCGCAAGATGATCTTGTTCTGGGAACGCCGATACCGGACGCCCAAGCGTTGCAGCAACGTTTTCATTGACGGCATTCAACTCCTTGGGTGTTGGAGCAGGCAACAACAGATCTTTTGCATTCGGAATGCGAAGCTGACTTAGGATTCGCTCTTCCACTTTGCGCAGGTCATAAATCTGCGGCAGTGCCAATGCACGCTGCGCAACCGCCTGAACCTGAGCATAACGCTGCGCTTCAGAGAAAATGTTGGGGTCCGAAACCGGCACCACATCCATCGGTCCGTCAAAGTCCGAACGCTTAACAAGCAACTCGCCTACTTCGTCCTTGACCTCCTCGTCCTCCAGATACATCTGATTAAGACGATGCAGCACTTTGAGCGTACGACCCATCGCATCATGCAATCGCGCATGAATCGCGCTAAACACCGCCATGCCCTGCTCAATACGCGCCAACTGCGTACCGACCGGCATGTTGCCTTGGTTCTCAGAGATATCTTCCAGCGTTGTGCGAACTACGCCCTTACCGGCTTCGACCAAGAAGCCAAGCAACTGCATCAGCGTCTGCGAGGGCTGGTTAAACGGAATCGGCATCGCGATCTTGCGAATGTCATCGCTAAATGCGCCGCCTTCGATTTCCTTCACTTCCGTTGGATCAATGCGCTCGGACTGACCGCCTTCGCGACCGCCCTTGAGCTTCAGCATTCCGGGGAAGTTCGCAATGTGCGCAGAGTCCAAGAGCGCACGCAGCGCACCCGTTGCCGCTGCCGAGATACCGCCAATCATCTGCGGGATACCGATGGGGTACGCGCCACGCCACGGAACGAAGGGGAACTCAATGATCCACTGCATCTCCTCCAGCGTCTCGTCTTCTTCGCGCCAGTTGCGATAGATGCTCAAAACTTTGCCGGTGATCTTATCGACCGACACAATGTACGGCGCTAATCCGTACTCGTCTTCCAAGTCGGCAATGACATAAATCTCAAAAATCGTCCGCAGCCCATCGTCGTTGTAGGCATTGGAATCACGGCCTTCGATCTTGTTATTGGCGGTTTCGGATTTGGAGTATTCCGGTTCCACCGATGCCACCGGAAGGTCTACATCGCGGTACATCCCCGAGCGCACGCGCTGGAGATACTCAATCTCCGTCACGTATTGAACGTGCGTCTTGCGCTCAGCCGAGTAAAAGTTCGTCGCCGCAAAGGGCAGGTAAATATCGTCAATTGCAATGAAGAGCGGAACCGGACGCTTCTTGTTTGCGTCCCAACTCATCTTCAAATACTGAGCACCACCGAGCGGCACTTGAGTGAGCAACTGCTCCAACTCTGCCCGGAACTCGGGCATCTGCTGCGTCAACTGCCAATTGAGATAGCGCGTCTTGCGCTCGGCCTTCGCTACCTTTTCGGGTGTGGGGGTACCAAAGATGTAATCCTTTGCAGGACCCTCAGGAGGGAAAAGTTCTTTGACGGCTCGTGCGGAGAAGTCAACGCAGACCTCGGTGAGCATCGGGTGCACGACTTTACTTGCGCCCTGAAACGAAGCGCCGCCCGGTGCATCATCTCCAAGTCCCGTCCGTCGAAGTCCTTCTTCATACTGCTCATCGCGCTTAGATCGCGCTTCCTTGTCCTTGGCAATCTGCCCAAGCAAATCTTGCGCAATCTGGTCCATCTCCCCCTCGGGCATGGACTCAGCAAGGTTTGCATAAAACTCTGAATCCGCTGCCGGAGAAGACTCCTCATCCTCCAGACGCACAATCGCGCCGCCGTCTTCCGTGTCCTCTACCTCGGCAATCTCATCCTCAGGTAGATCCAACATTTCCCCAAGTTCTTCTTGGGCTTCGTCAAGCGGCTCGTTCTCAGACGCCATAGGGGTTCATCCTCGGACGGGAATTAACAATGAGCCTCGGCTGCAACGGCTTAGGCTTACTCACGCTTATCATATCCTTGTCCGCAAGGAAACGTAAACCTTGAGTGCAAGCGTCCATCAAGTCGTCATGCCGGATGCTGCCTTCGCCGCTAAAGGCGCAAAGTTGATACAGCAACGGCTCCGCCCACGAGCGGATTTGCCCCTTGCGCTTTTCGGACTCCACAAACCACACCATCCCGCTCGCAAACAAGTGCGAAACCATGTGAAGGCGGGTCAGTTTTGACGCTTTGCCCGGGTTGTACGCATGCGCCAAGATATTTTCTCGCGCCAGCATCTGCCGAAGTGAGATTCCGCTGCCTTTGTCTTCAATCACGATGGTATCGGGCTTACGGCCTGTTCCCATCTGCCGAGACGGGCCAATCATCGGCTTAATCATCGGCCTCTGACTGTCGTCGCCGTAGTAAACCTCACGCTCTTTGTGCACGCGCTTGATCAAATCCGGCATTCCGAGCCGGTCTTCCCAACAATCCAGCAGCATAATGTTCGGTTTGTCCTCGTTATAGAACAAACCCAACACCACGCACGCGCTCGGGTCGGCATCGGAGGTCTTTTTGTCGCGTGTTTGCTCGGTAAAGGCCGTGTCCATGCTCATCACGATGTGTTCAAACACCGGCAAGGGCTTTTTCGCAGGCCACAACTTGATCCAGTTGCGCTTAATGATCCCCTGCTCCTCGGGATTGAGCACTTCGGCGTGAATTTCCTGCCGTCCAAGCGTTGTGCCTTCAAATTTGAGCAGCTGTTGCTGAAAAGTCGGGGCCAGATTCGCAATATTTTCGTACGTAGACGCCCGAACGACCGCCACATCGTCGCCGTCGCGCTCAATCAACTCGCGAATCAGCGCTTTCGGCTTCGGCGTCGTCGTTGCCACGATTCTTGGGTGCTTTCCAAGGCGCAAGGCGAACATAATCATGTCCCACGCCTCTTGGTCGTACTGCCACGCAGCCAATTCGTCGCAGTTATGCACTACAACACCACCGGCAACGTACTCGTTTACCGCATCAACAGTCAGGTTATAGACCGGCTCCCGCGTCTTTAATCTTTCGACGGCGTTGATTTTTGCCGTGATAGCGAACGGCGCAGGGTCTTGAGCAAAACCGTGCGTTTTCCCGTTTGCTTTCGTAAGCATTGCCGCAGTGCTGGCAGCGTTTAAGCTGTATTGGTCGGTCTGCTTGGTAGCGCCGAGTAGCGGCGGCTTGATTGCAAGACTCGCTGCAATACTTCTGCACCCGTCGCGTAGCCACGTAATCTGTTTTGCACTCCACGCACTGCCGAGTTTCAGGCTGGAAAGCATTTGCACGCCACTTTTCCAAACACTTTGATGAACAGAATTCGCGAGTTTTGTGTACAGACTTAGATTCAAACTGTTGGCCGCAGCCAATGCAGCTTTTAACGTCCAATTCCAACTCTTGCCACATGCGAACAAAAGTCGCTGAAGCAGCCTGCTTTTGTTTATCAGACGTTGATCGACCCGTTGAGTGATGACTGTGATGTTCCGAGCGGCGCATAAGCACCAAGTTTGAAACATCGTTGTTAGTAGGGTCGTGATCGGCATGATGCACAACGTAGCCCGGTGCAATAGGGCCGTGATGCTGTTCGTAAATGTACCGATGTAAGTATTGTTTTTTGCTGTTTCTGTAATACCCGTCTTTACGTTTACGCCATATTTGTCCGTCAAACTCAATGGTATCCACAGTTGATCTCCTGCACTGACGCTTTCAGCGGGGACCCATCCCCGGCCTGCAATCAGTATCGGATGATCTGCGGTACATGTCAAGTTCGTCGTGCCATAACTTATACGGTACAGTGGAGCAGGGTTGTGGCTCAGCCCCGCTGCCGTAACTGAATGCGGTCCAAAGCGAGTTTGAACAACATCGCCTACTTGGATCTGCTCAATTGGCTTCTCGCTACCGTCTGCCATCAAGACCGGGGTCCCTGCTGGGTGGCACCACGCACCATGCCACTGACCACCGCGAAGCCGATCTGGCGTTTCGGCGCTGATTCCTTTGATGAGCGAGCCGTTCTTAAGCACAATTTCTGAAAGCGAACGGTTGTATTCCTTCACCACACGCTCGGGAATCACGCTCATCAGCCCCGAATCACCCTCAAAACACGTATCACGTACGTCCGCAGAGGTCGGCGCACTCACAAGCCACCGGCTTTCGGGCTTTTGATACGCCTGAAACCACAGCCACTCCGCTGCCGCACGGGTTTTACCCGCACCACGACCCGCGAGCATGAGCCAAATGGTCCACTTACCCGGCGGCGGGGCCTGATGCTTATGCCTTTTGCCTACCCACTCGGCGTGCGAGTTGAGCGCAATCAACTCCTCAGTCGTGAGCTTGTTCAGATCCTCAAGGATCTTCTTTCGCTTGGGGCTAATCGGCTCTTGTTGAGGCGTAGCCGTAGCCGGAGTAGGGGAGGGCGGGGGTCCCTGAGCGGTCATGTTAGCGATAACGCGAGGTTTTCTTCGCTATCTTGGAGGGCTGCTTCACAAACTGCTGGCCCTTCGCCTTGCCTTCGCGCTTGGCCCTTGTCGTTGCCGCGTATTCTTGCGGGGTAAGTGACTTAATCGCAGCAGCGGGGAGATACCGCTCGCCCGTTTTAGACGAGGGTTTCCCAGACTTTGTGCGCCAATCTTGCGCGGTCCAATCTTTCAAAGATTTCTGAGGTGCACGCATCGTTAATCCCTGTATCCGCCGCCTTTTTCTTTATAACGTTTGGCCAATAGCTGAGCTTTTCTCGCGCTCCATTGACCTGCGGCGGTGCCTTGGGTGGCCGATGCCTTGATCTGATTGAAGAGCTTCTTACGCATCTCGGGCTTCGTGTAATTACCCGCTGCGTTGACCTTAGATTTCGTTGCCATGTCCGTCCACACTCCACGTTTCTGTCTGACGTTTGAGCTTCGGCCATTCCGAAGCCGTAATAAACGATTTGTCTTGGACTAACAAATGATTCGTAGGTTGCGCCGTAAAGCGCCCGTTGTCCAGTTTGATGAAGTAAAACTCTTTGCTCTGCTCCGGCTCCGCACTAAAGCCATCCAGCATTGGGATCGCGGTGAATAGGTAATTGCCCGTGCATTCCAGCTTAGACCGTAGCCGGGTCTTGATACGGGTCCCTTCAAGAAAGGGATATTCCAGCACGCTGAAGTGAATGCCATAACAATCCCAAGTCTGTGCGTCGGCGGGGTCCCAGCGTGTTTGTGTGGGGAAATGCGCCATCTTGTGCAGCGGTACGTTCCGGTATACCGCCCCGCATTCGAGCATCACATGGCATCCCCAAGTGCGGCCGGGGTGGCTCACGATGCCAAACCATGCGACCCGCAGCCAGTCGGGGGTCCCTAGAGCATTTGGCTCCACATACGCATACGTGTGACGGGGGAGGGGGGCGGCACCTGTGTAAAGCATGTGCGGAAGGTAGCACAAGGGGGTTGCGTGCGAAAGTGGGAGTAGTGCGCGGGGGTGATATGTGCAGATGGGACCCGTACCCCCGCCCCCCAAAATCCGCGCCCGCCCGCCCGCCACCATGCGCCAATTCGCTACCTGTCGCGACTACCCGCGAGGGACCCATGGCCATGCGCCCATTCGCGCACATTGTCGCGCTAGATGCTGGTCAAAATTGCATAGCAACGGATGACACTATTTAAACGTGACAATTCAACCGGCTTGCTTTATTCTGTAGTCGTTCGATAACACAACACACCGGAGATAGCACAGATGAAACCTTATGCTCAGTACGATTCAAACGGCAAACTCTGGAAAGCCGGTAAAACTATTTATGGCCTTTGCGCTGCATATAACCATGCGACTAGTCCATCACGATTAATGACTAGCGATGAACATAAACGCTCTAACATCTACGCTCGCGCAATCCGCAATCGCATGAAGCGTTTGGAGTTTCGCTACGGTATCCACTACACCGAAATGTCAAACGGTGCATGGTGGCCTTGCTCTGTAAAAAACAAGTAACCAAAAAAAGGAATAGCACAATGAACCGCGAACAATGGTTAAACGCCGCACTTGAAAAAATGCGTCCAATCTTTGCAGAGAAAGCAAACGCCACGATTCCACACGATGCCCGCGTATCGGTTGGGTTTCCTGGCGGCGGTAGCGCACGAAAACGTATCGGCGAGTGCTGGACGCGCAAGCAATCGAGAGACAATGTAAACGAGATATTTATCTCGCCCGTGTTGTCCGATCCTATCCGTATGCTTGACGTTCTGGCACATGAGGCAATCCACGCGGTGGACGATTGCGCGAGTGGACACGGGAAAGCATTTAAACGTGTGGCCGTTGCCATTGGTTTAACTGGCAAGATGACTGCAACGGTAGCGGGACCAGAATTGCTGGCAACCTTGCGCGAGATTGCAGACTCGTTGCCACCGCTTACTCATGGCGGGATTGACCTAAGCAAGCGCAAGAAACAGCCGACCCGTTTGGTCAAGTTAGAGTGTGACGGGTGCGGAATGATCGTGCGAACAACCACGAAATGGCTGGTTGAGACTGGCATGCCTTCTTGTGCATGCGGTCATACCTTCCACGGCTAACAGGTACGGGGCGGCGGGTGTTGACCTACGCCCCTAACTTGTGACAAGATGCACCAGTCGAAACACTAAACACGGGAGATAGCACAATGCAAGCAATACGAACCAGATACCACGG